CTAGTTCGTTAGCAGGTCTCGCGCGGACCTGGCGGTAGTGGCACACCGAACGCTGCCTTGAGGCCATAGTCGAGTCGGAAGATCTTGTCGGTCCCCAATGACGCGAAAGATTCCCCGTAACCGGGGACGTTCTCAACAATGCCACTCTGCTCTCCGTCGGTGAGACCGTATCTGCGAAAGAAGGCTTCAGTGGTGAAATGAAGAGTCGGAGGAGACTCGTTCATCTTGTAGGCTAGCTTCTTGTCGATGATGCGATCCAATCCGGCACGGACGCGGGTTCGGAGTCGTGGACGTTCCAAACCGGTCTTTGCGAGGAAAGCGGTGACGTATGGTGTGTTGACATTTGGATAAATGCCATTCAGCAGATCTCTCTCGTATTGAGGGACCACTGAGGGTAGTTCTGTTAACTTGCACGGGAAGTCCCCATGGGTTTGTCCACTTGCACGTAGTAGGATCCCTAAGTTGTTGACGGGATGGTACTCTTCGTGGATGTCCTGCATGGGCGACGTCTTAAGAAATTGGACGTGCTCGAAAATGGAACAGGTGTCGGCTGTAACGAGGTACCCGGCCTGTATAGAGGCTGGACCGAGGGTCGTTGGATTGATGTCATTGCACGCCGACAGGGAGTGCATGATCATGATGTTGGCGAGGTTGTTGATTGCGGTGGTGATGGTGCTTCCGGAGAGGAGGGTGGGTTCACCACTCTTCATCACGAATTTGATTTTCATCTCCTTGGAATCGCGCTTGTCGTAACTGCGGACTTCGAAAGGCAACCGAAGCTGATCGACGAGGATCTTAGCTTCGTGCTTGAGGTTGTCCGGAAAGAGCTGGACGAATCCGTCGAAAATGGCCCCGGTGTGTGAACGATCGCATTTGGATATGTCGATGTTGTACCAGGAAACAGTGCCATCGGCGTTGCGCACAGAGAGACAACTATCATCAGAGAAGTACACGAAGACATAGCGCCCAGGTGGGTCGTACATCTTATCGTAAATCTCTTTGAGCTTGTGATAGGAAGGTTTCTTGACGAATATCATTTCACCTCCATTGTGGTGGATACTGTGCTTTGCCATGGCGTCTTTTAAAACCGCCGTCAATCGGAACCCCTGGAGGCTGGCCAGAATGCCAAGGTCGCCAATCATTCGCCCAACCTTGCCAGGTTTGGCGATTTCGTCTTTCTTCATCTTGTAGAGGGTCTTGGTGAACCAGAGGATTTCTGCGATGAAGGCGGCACGTGGAGCTCGGATCCGAAGATCTTCGTAACCCTGAACTCGTAGTGCTTTCTTCGGGTGGGGGTCGTCATGGTGGAGACGGACCTCCTCGCGCATATTGGTGTAACTCTTGAACTCCATCTCATAGAGTTTGGAGAGCGAGTCAATGAAACGAGCGTTCTCACTGAAGTAGAGCCTCTGATTTTTGCGTAGTCG